CTCCCTCCTACGATTAGTAGGAAACAGCCGTTTAAACGGCTGAGCACACACCCAGCTTGATGCTGACGCGCTGGGGGCGTCCTGCACGCTCCAAGTGATCGGTGTCGATCTGGGGAGACAGATGAGCGAGATGGTTACCATTCAAGGAACCATTGTCTCGATCCCCGCCTTCCTTCTCGAGGAACCACTTGAGTAGGGCGCCCGGGCCATCCAAAATGGATTTTGGTGACCGAGACGACTCTACATAACCCTTAACTAAGGGGTTGTGTAGATGCTCGCCAATTGTCTGGGTTTCATAACCCAGAACAGAGTGACGACCCAACACAGGAGAAGATGGCAACACCATTGGGAAGTGTTTTAATAGCTTCCCGATGTAGCCATCCAACCACTTCACCGTCTGCCAGTAACCGCTCCAATAGAGTTGGTTACGAAGCGAAACGATGGAGATGATTTCCTGGGCGTGCCCACGTTTGGTTGGGAACATACGCCGGACTCGGACGATACTAACGTCCTCGCCGTCATAATATTCCTTTCCACAAGACTCTCTGAACTTACCAGTCCAGAAAGACTTGCCTTCATTTACTACAAGACCAAAGTCTTGTAGTGCCTGAACAACGTGGTCCACAAAATCTACAGGGACAATAATGTCGTCCCCGTAGACTCGCACCGCATGATGAAGACGTTTGACGTCTTTCATCGTTAGTGTGGTGTTGAGCGCTCTTTCAATCCCAAGAAAGGTTATGGTCAGGAAGACCATCGCCTCAATCGGAAAAGTGAGCGCTGAACCCATAGACGCGAACTTGGTCAAGGTTATTACACCGTGACCAGGCACGTCTGCCTTCGGGCTCCGGCTCGCCATCACTGCCTCACGCAAGTGAGGATGATTAGCAAGGAGGAGCCGTACATGCAGACAAGAGACGCGATCGGAGGCTTCACTCAAATCGAGCGTAGCCAGGGTTCCATCTTCGGAGCCCTTTCTGGCCATCGCCTGGTTAGGGCGTTGGTCATCTATTCCAATCATGGTCCGAAGGTAGTTTGCCTTCGGGATACCCATCCGGATTTCACGGAGTACCGACTGCTGTGCATACTGCATAGCAGTTGGTTCAACCGCGATGATCCGTGGCGTCTTTTGCGTCTTAGGTACCGAAATAACCTTTACAGGAATTTCGGTGCCAGGTTCGAGGATGTCGACGTCTTCCAACTGCTCATAGTACCGAGCATTTGGGAGGAGCATATCCCCAATGGGGAAATACTCGTCAAGACGTCTGGGCCAAGTGAATTGCTCGAACTTAGCATTCCCGCTAAGTCCATCAGCGGTTACACCTGGACCATGTTTAGGAATGTGTCTACCGTAGTAGATCTCACGATCTACGGAGGTAAACAACCCGCTAAACAGGAGAGTACTAATCCTTTTAAACCAGTCCAATTTCTGGACTGGGATATTGGGATCTGACTCTCTGACATCCTGCTCACACTGGATGTACTGATCGAAGGCCGCTTGCGTCCTTTCGGACGTGCACGGCAGAGCGATCTTACCAAACATCAACGTAAGTTGACGAATGGATCGGATCGCTTCAACATCGGGTGCATCCAGCAACACACCACTAGCCGGATCGAACACACGGCGAAGGAAACCCCAGAACAATTTGGGGAGACCACCCTTCCTAGAAAAGCTCAGGAAGAGGTTGTCGCCAACCCGCCCAAGGTCTAGACTTCTTTCGAAGTCTTTCCCAAAGGTGGGTAGAGTTATCGTGAGAAACGATAACCCCTCGTGCTCGGTCCGCCTCAGGATAGTTTCATAATCCTGAGAGGCGCTAGTGTAGCACCTGCTTGCGCATTCTTGCGCAAGCGTTTTCCAGAGCAACATTAGGCTTTTCAAAAGCCCTCCTAACTGATGTTGGAGGTTAACTTTTCCTTAGCCCAATGTCTCCAATCCAACGGGCTTCAGCCCGCCGAGGGGTTACAACTCCCTCGGCAGGCTTGGCACCGTCGTGTCTGGCTGGAGGTCTTCATCAGACCTTTCAACCTTGACACAGGATCTCGGGAAGTAGAGTACGCTTAGGTTTCTAGAGCAAGCCTTGTTAGGGTTGCTAAAGAAAACCAACGACCAAAGGAATCCTGCAATAACAAACAGGACTACTAAGGTCAGCGCTTCTACCTGCCTAGCTCTCACCACCAAGAAGCTTGGTGATGGCAGCATCCGAAGACGCAGCCAGGAAGGCTTTATAGCCATCGTAGACTGCCTTCGCCTCAGTGTTTGAATACCCAACCGTCGGGAGATCGAATACGGTGTAAACCGACATCGACACCTCCCGATTTTGGTCGGGGATAAAAACATCTGCGGCTATCTTCGAATGATCCAACCGGAGAACCCGTCGGGTCCTACGCCCATAGGCGTGGGAGGCCAACAGGTCCACCAGTCCATCAGCACTCGAGTATTTCGAATCGTTAACCCCGTTTGAAACACGGGGCAGCGAAATCGGCGTACCAGAGATGGTGACGGATTGTGGATCTGAGAACATGGGCATTGCTCCTTCTGCTCACTCAAGGTGAGCGATTGATGGTTATGAGGCAGTGCAAAACCGCCTCGAGCTACGATCGTGAAATACCGAGCGCAGCAAGAATGGAGAGCTGGAGCGGTGACAAGCCGTCCCAACTTACCCCAAATCCAAAGGGGTTAGCCCTAACTCGTTTCTTCGACTCTGTTACGAGTCGAATAGGAGCGAGCGGTATAGGTTTACCTCCTTGAAGGAGGCCCTTTACCGAGTACGTAACACTATGGGTAGTATGTTCCATAATGTATCCGTACTGCATAACCAGGCCCTGGCTCATTGCGTCAGAGACATTCGCAAGAACATCTCCGACGTTACTGAACCAGTCGACGACCCAGGACCAGGGAGCGAGTTCCCAGAGTACATCTGGCGTTAGCGATATGCCGAACAATTTATCGGCTTCCGCTGCCAGAGATGCGGAACCCTCTCGACTTGTCGAGTTGAGAGGAATTCCGTAACTAAATGCACCTGAGAACCAGGTATCCGTCCGTCTTTCAACGGACTTTACCAACCGCCCTGGCGTGATCGGAAGAATAGCAGCCGACCCTGGTGAGGAACTGACCCCTGCGGGGCCAGTAACCAAACCAAGGTCGACTTCATTGTCAACCGATCGCTCTGATGGGAACTCGTAGCGTCTACGGACAAGTTTGCCCATATCTCGTTCATACTGAGACATAATTGTCTCAGCATTACGAACGGCGTCTGCGAATTGCAGAACATCGTTCACGAGGGGCATCCATCCGAACTGCTGATTGAGGTACTCCGATCCCGCACTTCGCGCGATCGAGGCACGCTCCTGCCAATTTCGGTGAGACGAGGAGAACGGCAAGCCGTCCTTCACAATCTCACCTATGGCAGTCAGCAAATTAGACGCTGCATTGGTGGGTGACGTACGCGCAACAGCAGTAGCGCCCATGGCTTCTAAGTCCTCATCCGAGGATTGAAGCGATGCAGGCCAGCTGCTATTCGTGATCGTCACCGGGATACGCGCATGTTCTGAAACATCACGTTGCAGATCATCCGCGCCCGAACTGAAACTCCTCAGCTCTTCAAAGTGCACTCCTTCATTTCTGAAGGGCGCATATTGTCGAACTGTAGAGAATGGTCCACCAACATCACCTTTGAACGCCCCTCGAGGGGGCGGCCATTGGTGACCTTCGGACTCAGTAATCTGAGTCCCTCTGAACCCGCTGTAGGGGCCACGGCCGTCTGAAGTCAGACGCCATGCGCCCGTTAAGCGGTCCCGACGGTAACGTCGGGTACCAGTCCGCGCAGGTCCGAAACGTTCGGACCTACGTCGGATTTTGGTGTTCAGAGCCATCATACCTCCTTTGGAAAACGTGACTGTTAATTCAGTCACTCCTGCTAAAACGCAGGTGGTGTTGCACTGCGCGGGCGGCTCACCAACAAGGTGGGCCG